GGAGAGCTTGCGCGCCACGTCCATCTGTCGGCGCTGCTCCGCCTGCTGGCGCTCTGCCTCCGGCCACTCCTTCTCTGCCTCCGCCTGCGCCCGATCCTCCTGCGAGGGCGGTAACAGCAGGGAGAGCAGACAGAAGTGCTCGGTCAGCAGGTCGCCGCTGGTGATGGGGCGCAGCCGGTAGCAGACAACGCCGACGGGGTATTCGACCTCGATGAACGCAGCCTGCCGGATGGTGCTGGCAAGGCCCATCAGCTCACCACTGCCGAAGAATTCGCGTTGGTCAGGGTGACGAGCAGCCCGTGGTCGGTGCCGTCGCCCAGGCCGCGCCACACTACCTTCTGCTTGATGACGCCGTAGGCAGAGATCGGGTCGGAGTAGCTGAAGATCACCGCGTTGTGCAGCACGATGGCGAGGCTGCGCGTGCTGTCGGTGAAGGTGATCGTCACGTCGCCCTGCGTCGAGGCCAGAGAGGCGGTGAACAGCGCGTCAGAGCGCGCCACCAGCTCGGCCTCGATCTCAATCGTCTGGAAGCCGTTGCGCTGGGGCTCTGAGGAGTACAGGGAGCCCAGCTCCGGCAGCGGCGTGAGGTTGTTGTCGACGCGCAGTGTGAAGGCGGAGAGCGTGTAGCTGGCGCTGTCAAAGGACAGTTGCCCCGCGTGCTTGTGTGTGATCGGGTAGAGCGTCGCCAGCGCGGGCGGGCTGTCGCTGCCTCGCGCGCTGCCGCCCATCCCAATGATGCTCATGCGGCAGGACATCACCTGCCCGGGTGCCACGCTGAGCTCGAAGCTGCTGATCTTGCAGCCGAGCAGCTCCTCGTCGCCCAGCCCGCCACTGCCCCGCTCGACGCAGAGCGACAGACCCGCCGGGAGCGACCCAGCCAGGGAGAACGCATGTGCGTATGGCCCGGCTCCGGTGGTGCTGACGCTGCCCAGGGCGTGCTTCAGCCACAGCCCCAGCGCGCTGCCCTGGTAGGCCGCGTTGATCTCCAGGTCGCCGCCGACCGTGCCGACGGTCTCGAAGAAGTCGACCGGGTTGGCAGCGCTCGCGCCGCTCCCCACCAGATGCGGCACCACGTCCCTCTCGACGGTCCGCTGCAGTGTGGTGCTGACGAGCCGTGCCACGGCTGTCCGTGCGACCTCGGTGCCTGCTGTGCTTTCTTCGCCAGCGCTGATGCGCGCGTCCTTGCCGAGCTGTAAGGCCATCGCCTAAACCTCCGAAACGTCTTTGACCCTGACGAGACAGCGCGCCGCGAGCGTGCGTCCCGTCTGCTGGGTCGGGTAGGTGGTGGTGGCCTGCACCACCAGGGTGTAGCTGCTGCCCGTCGATCCGCCCTGTACGAGCACCTGGACGTAGCGCCCGCCGATCACCCGGACGCTGCTGGCGCTGACCATGCCCGCCTGCGTCGCGCCCGCGAGTGTGACGAAGTAGGTGATCTCATCGAGCTCTTCCCACTGCTCCTGCTGCCCGTCCGGGGTCGTCAGCTGCTGGAGCAGATCGTGGAAGTCGAACCACACCCAGGTGATCTCATCGGCAGCTTTGCTGATGGCGTCACGGGGCCGGGTGTCTCCAGGGCGCTGCGGCACGGCGCTGATGATGCTGATGGGCGCGCCAGGGTAGAGGTAGCCGGTGCGAGATGCGCTGAATACAAACACGGCAGCCGCGCTGGCTGCGCCGGTGATCCCATAGTAGAGCCAGACCTGCCCGACGCAGACCGCCGCCGGGTCGTAGTCGTCGATCTGGATGATGCCGTCCCTGGTGGTGCGGTCGAACCCGCTGATGGAGCCGGTCACCTTATAGTTCAGCACCGTCTGCCCGTCGGCGTCGGTGACGCGCAGCTCGTTTCCGCTCGCGTCGATCACGTCCCAGAATTCCGACAACACAGACGGGATGGTGATCTGCACGTCAGAGGCTGTCGCCGCTGCCGTCGCGTCGACCGAGATCGACCGGCGGAACTGAGGCACGGTACTGCCGACCCGGATCCATGCCATCAGGACACCTCGCTCAGGTAGAGGAACTGTGCCGCGCCGACGATGGCCGGCATCCCGCTGCTGCTCATCGCCTCCAGGCGCACGGCGACCTCACACAGCGGAGCCTGGAGCAGCGCGATCCCCGACGGGGCCACTGCCCGGACAGCAGCGCGGATCGAAACCATCAGATCGAGACACGCGTTCTCACGCGCCTCCGGGGTGCTGGCGGTCGCAGCAGCAACACACACCAGATCGACCGTGAGCCGCGTCTGGTAGCTCGGAAGGTCAGGGCCGAACTCATCGCTGATGTCGCCCACCGCTACCCAGATCACCGGGGGCGATGGCCCCTCTGTCAGCGTTGCCGGCCGCCCGATGACGACCTTCGAGGTCATGCCGCTGATACCCTGGAGCGCCGTCACGACGGCATCGCGGATGGTGCCTTCCTGGCTCATGCCGTCACCCCGTCAACGATGATGCGCTGCAGGCGGTCGATGAGCCTGGGCTCTACCGCGTCGAGCGCGGGGCGCAGATAGGGCCGGGCGGGGATGGTGACGCTCGGCTTCAGCACAAAGAATACCCGGCCTGATGCGTCAGCGAGCAGGCCACCACCAGGCCGAGGCACAAAGCGCAGTCCTGGAGTCCGGCCTCCTCGCGCCACGCCAGCGCCGGTGAGCGCGGGGCCGACCGGGATCTTGAGGTAGCGCCCGGTCTTGGGGCGGATCGTGCCGCCCTCCTCGTGTATGCGAGCATAGGGTATACGTCCGCCGTCGGGAGTACCGGCCCGCAGCACAATCGACAGTTGGCCGCCGATCTCCTCGGCGGTGCCTTGGATGCTGCCACGAAGCCGACCGGTGCGGACGTTGAGGGTGGTGGTGGCGTTCTCTTTGGCCTTCGCCTCTGCGTCGAGCGCGGTGGCGACAGCGGCGCGGCGCAGCTCGGCAGGGAGGGTGCGCGCGAGGGCCTCGAGGCGGGCGGTAAGGTCGGACGGGCTCATACTGGCACCAGGGCGCGCGGCAGGCGGTAGGCCGCCAGCAGTTCCTTAGTCTCAGCAGGCAGATGAGAGGGTGAGACCAGCCCGACCGACGCGCCGCCTACGTTCTGATTCGTGAAGCTGATCGTCTGCCGCTTGTCGTAGAGGGCGCGGACGGCGATGCGGGCCGCCTGCTTCAGTGACTCAGGAACCGTCACCCAGCCCGCGACATAGGTGGCCTTTATGGCACGGGGAGCGGTTGACCATGCCCCGTGTATGGCATCCCAGTCCAGTTCGACCAGGCCGCGCTCGCCCTCGACGAGCGTGTAATCTCCACTCGCCACCAGCTCGTCAGCGCCGTAGCGCCGATCCTCGCTGTCGTAGATGCTGGTGATGCTCGTCACCGGCCAGACATCAAGTACCAGGAGCCGACCACCCGGCCCGTCCTGATACCGGGTGTAGGTCGTCGTCTCCATGGTCGGCGCAGCCCCCGCCGAGGCCGACGGGTAGCCGCACCAGGCCGCCATCGCCTGTCCCGCAGCACTGATCAGCGAGGTCAGCAGCGTATCCTCCGTCGCCCCAGTGAGCGCCGGGATCATCTGCTTTGCCTCTGTTGTGCTGATCAGTGCCATGGAAAGGTCTCCGGAAGTGCGCCAGGATGGCGCGGTGCATCAGGTGAGGTCGCGGATCGGAGCGAGCTGGCAGACAACCTGATGATTGTACGCAGGGCCGGTTCCGGCGTTGGCGACCTCGACGGTGATCACGCCGCCCGCATCGATCTCCAGATCGAGACCGGTACCGGTGATCGACAGACCCTTGACCGTACCGGCGACCAGGGCCGATCCGCCAGAGCTGTTGGTCGTGTGGCTGGCCAGCGTCGTCGACGCCTTCTTGATGCTGGTGGTGATGTAGTTGCTGGCGTGCGTCGAGACCGCCGTCTTCGGCAGGATGCTGATCGCGCTGACCCGCACCTTGAACGGGTACGGGTTCATGATGTAGTTGGTGTCTGCGGCGTTCGTTCCGCTGACGCCGATCTGGCCTGACTGAGTGTTCATTGGGGTTCCAGGGGAGGGAGGTGGTGCTGGGAGGCGGGGAGCGGGCGGCCAGTGAGACCGCCCGTCAGATCAGAGCCAGTTGTAGCCGTAGGTGACGACCTTGCTCGAAGCAGAAGACAGCGTGCGGAAGGTGCGCCGCAGTGTGGCGACGAGGTTGAACGCGCCGCGCGTGATGTCCTTGTCCAGCTCGACCAGCGAAGCACGGCGCTGGTAGTGGCTGAACTCCTCGCGGGACACCGCCAGCACGCCGCTCTTCGCGCCGGAGGCGGTGAACAGGCCGGTGGTCGCCATGT